CCAGTTGAGCGACGCACAGCTGGAAAGGCTGGCCGTTCTGATAGAGATGGAATGGCAGGGCCTCATCAAGATCCGCTAGAACACACAAAAACCCTAGCTAGTCCCACCGGATTGGCTAGGGTTCTTTTTTATCCAAAATTTTCCCCTTCGGGGCTTATAGCAGCTCACGCGGTTCGCTAAGAGGTTATATAAGGAAAGGCACCCAGGGGGACCCCAAGTTCTGCCCACGGTCTTTTATATATGTATGGCACCCCTAGTAAGCGGAGCAGTTTTTACAAAATTGAAAATTATAAACTCACCTAGTCACCAGCCCATCATCATCTTTACTTCTTCTGGCACAGACTCCATGGTAAACGGCGGATCAAATGTTGTAATGATATCAACGTGTTCTACCCCTGGTACAAACCCAGCTTTCCTTATATTCTCTACGATCTCGTCTGCAAAACCACACCAGGCACTGGTAAGTGTATGCGTAATGGTGACCCATCCATTTTTATCGTCAATCTTTATGTCATATATCAAACCAAGGTCTAGTACATTAATACTAATTTCTGGATCACGTACTTCTTTTAAATTATTAACAATTTTATTAGGATCTATTTTATTTTTCAACTGACTCAACTCCTGCTATGCTAAAAAAATAAAAATAAAAAGTCGGGGGTACTCTAGCAAGGGTATCCTAACAAGAGTATTCATAGTATTATAAAAAGAATAGTTCTTTTCCCTACTCCTAATAACACATAATATTATTCTTATTACTATTCTCTTACTATTACATAATAACACATAAGAGTTCTCTTGGGGGGTGTGCTGTAGCAAGGGTATCACGGAAACAAAGACCTTGCAAGGCTCTTTCTAATAAACTATAATAAAAAGATTCCAGGGAGGTGTCTCTCTTAGGCACGGGCCCGCGCAGCTGTTCAGTAAAGGGGTATTTTAAAAGTGAGTGAAACAGAAGCAGTACTATCCGGAGAAGAGCCCAGGCCCAAGGCAAGGTCAGAAGCTTATGATCTTACCAAGACACAGACCAAGTTTGCAGAGGTCTACATAGAAACCAATGATCCTATTCATTCTCTGGTGGAGGCAGGGTACGCCCCGGTGAAGACCAAGGACGGTAGACTGGACCGTACCAGAACCGGGAGAAGAGCACAGCAGTACCTGTCTAATCCCAAGCTCCGGGCCTACATAGAGATCCTCAGAGAGGACGTTGTGGAGAAAGTCTCTTGGAATGCTCAGAAGGTCCTGGACAAGATGTACCAGACCTATATGAGAGCCACAGAGGCAGACGACTACACCAACGCCAACCGTTCCCTGGAGAACATGGGCAAGCACCTGGGCATGTTCATTGACAAGAAAGAAATCAAACAGAACACCACCACCACTTTCCAAGGAGTAGACGAGGCCTTCACTCCTGACGTAGACAGTGACATACAGAGACTGGCCAATATCTCAGGGTACTCTGTTATCAAAGGGGGTAAGGAGTGAGCACTGCTCAAGGCGAAGCTACTCAAGAAGTTCTGCCTCCTCAAGAGCACTTACTAAAGCTAAGAGAGACGCTCTACCTACAAGCCGTAGAAGCTGCCAGAACAGACTTTTTCTCTTTTACCAAGTTCATTGCCCCTTCCCTGGTCCCTGACTTTAAAATAGGTAAGCACATCGAAGTCATCTGTAAGAAACTACAGAGAGTGGTAGATTCACCAGACCCGCAGAGACTGATGGTTTTCCTCCCTCCTCGCTCTTCCAAGAGTCTGATCTGTTCTCAGCTCTTCCCTGCTTGGTACATAGGAAACTATCCCTCTCACGAAATAATGAGTATCTCTCACTCTGACCAACTGGCCTCAGACTTTGGCAGAACTGTCAGAGACATTCTAAAGATGCCCCTGTACCAGGAGATATTCCCAGCCACCACGCTTAGAGAAGACGTCAGAGCAGCTGGTAAATGGAAGACTAAGCAGAACGGCATCTACTATGCAGCGGGGGTACGCTCACAGATTGCAGGTAGAGGAGCACACATTGCACTGATAGACGATGCCATGTCAGAGGAGGACGCCTTCTCAGAGGCAGGCAGAAGGTACATCAAGGAATGGTACCCCTCTGGACTAAGAACAAGACTGATGCCCAATGGTTCTGTGATCATCATCAACACCAGGTACCACGAAGACGATCTCTGCGGGTGGCTCCTCTCCAACGAAACAGAAGACACCATACCCTGGGACGTTATCTCTATACCAGCGTGGCTCGACGAGGAATCATCAGAACTCTTAGGCCTACCAGAAGGCTCCTCCTACTTCCCAGAGTGGAAACCGGACTCAGTTCTCAAGCTAGACGAGGCAGAGATCAGGGCCAACAACGGGGGTAAATACTGGCAGGCCCTGTACATGCAGAACCCCTCCCCTGACGAAGGATCTGCTATCAAGGCTGAATGGTTCCAGAACTGGGACGAGGAAGACCCTCCAGAGTGTGAGCTAATCATTCAAACTTACGACACTGCCTTCTCCACCCGGAGCACCGCTGACTACTCTGTGATACAGACATGGGGCATCTTTGAATACCGGACCACTGACTTAGCCGGGAGAGAGTACATGGCCCCTAACATGATCCTCCTGGGGAATGTCAGAGAGCGCCTGGAGTACCCAGAGCTAAGAAGGACAGCGCAGGACCTCTACGACTCCTACAGACCTGACATCTGCATCATAGAAAAGAAAGCCTCTGGACAGAGCCTGATACAGGATATGCGAAGGGCAGGTCTCCCTGTGTTGGATTACCTCCCAGACCGTGATAAAGTAGCAAGGGTACACGCGGTTACGCCCATCCTAGAATCTGGAAGAGTCTGGCTTCCCAGGGGAAAAGACTGGGCAGAAGACCTGTTTGCAGAGGCCATTCAGTTTCCCTATGCCAGGCACGATGACCAAGTAGATGCCATGGCAATGGCCATACACTACCTGAAAGAGTCTTGGTACCTTACTCACCCAGATGATCCGTCCTACGAGGAAGACGAAGACAAACCCAAGAAGAGAACCTACTGGAACTGGAACTAAAATACATGGCAATATCCAGAGCAAGCATTCCCAGAGAACTCATCGGTAACAGGAAGCATAAAAAAATAAAAACTGCTACCATAAGTAAGGGAAAGAAGATACTATCAAAGAATAAACCCAGAAGGAAAAAGGTCTAGACCATGGCAGTTGAACGTAACCCACTCTTGATGATGGAACAGGGGATTCAAGAAGAGTCTCCCACCTCTAATTTTGATTCAAGAGGAGAAACACCCTCCATAGAAGCAGAGGTGCTAGAGGAGAGCACCGTTAACTTTCTGCCCACAGAAGACGGGGGCGTAGAAGTAGAGTTCGGAGATACAGAGGAAATGGTCATGTCCGGCCCCACTGGTTCTCACTACGAAAATATAGCAGAATACCTGGACGAGGACGATCTAGTAGACATAGGTAACATGGTACTAAACGCCTACGAAAGTGACAAGGAGTCCAGAGAAGAATGGGAGCAAATCTTTGAGCGTGGCTTTGATCTACTTGGCCTCAAGCTAGAAGAAACCACGGAACCCTTTGACGGTGCCTGCACAGCTGTACACCCTCTCCTGATAGAATCAGTGGTCAAGTTTCAGAGCAAAGCCTCTCAGGAACTCTTCCCCTCTGGTGGACCGGTGAAGTCTCAGATCATTGGGGCCTCCACCATTGAGCGCGAGAAGCAGGCGCAACGTGTCAAGAACTTTATGAACTACCAGCTGACAGAGCAGATGCCAGAGTATTTTGAAGAGCAAGAGCGTCTTCTCTTTCACCTGCCTGTGATGGGCTCTGCCTTTAAGAAAATTTATTATGATCAACTCCTGGAGAGGCCAGTGTCAGAATTGGTACCGGTGGACCACTTCTACGTCTCTTACAATGCCAAAGACCTCAGAACAGCAAGCAGGTACACTCACCTTATCTTCCGTTCAGAGAATGATTTCAGAAAGGACGTTGTCTCTGGTATGTACCGGGACATTGAACTGAGTAAACCCGCTGCTCCAATTCTTCCAGAGCTGACCCAGAAGATGGACGAGATCATGGGCATCGCCTCTGGGGGTATGGACCTAGAAGACCCTCAGTACGTTCTCCTGGAACAACACTGCTACCTGGACCTACCAGAACCCTACGATGACCCAGATGGTATAGCTTATCCCTACGTTGTCACCATAGAGGAGAAGAGCAGGAAGGTTCTCTCTATCAGAAGAAACTACAAAGAAGATGATCCCAAGAGAGAAAAGAAACTTCACTTTATTCACTACAAGTACGTACCAGGGTTTGGTTTTTATGGTCTTGGCCTGATTCACTTCCTGGGTAACCTGACCATGACAGCCACCACTGCCATGCGTTCCTTGATAGACGCAGGACAGTTTGCCAACCTACCCGGTGGTTTCAAAGCCAGAGGTGTAAGACTTGTAGGCGACAATGAACCAATTGCCCCTGGCGAGTTCAAGGAGGTGGAGAGCACAGGCATTGACCTGAACAAAGCTATTGTAACCCTCCCTTATAAAGAACCTTCTCAGACTCTGATGAGCATGATGCAGTTTGTCATAGGAGCAGGTCAGAAGTTTGCAGACTCCACAGAACAGGTCATTGCAGACTCCAAGAATTCTGGTCCAGTGGGAACCACCATGGCCCTCCTGGAGGCCTCTTCAAAGTTCTTCTCTGCCATTCACAAGCGACTTCACATGGCACAGAAGGATGAATTTGCAGTACTGTCTCAGATAAACTATGACTATCTACCCCCTGCTTACCCCTACGAAGTGGTAGGAGGAGACCAGGAAATCTTTAAACAGGACTTTGACGGGAGAATTGACATCATTCCTGTCTCTGACCCCAACATTCCGTCCTCTGCACACCGTATGGCCCTGGGACAACTGGCAATTCAGCTTGCTTCCCAGACCCCTCCTGGTACTTTTAACATGCCAGCGCTCTACAGAGAGGTGCTGACAGCTGCAAACTTCCCAAACCTGGACGAAATCCTCCCACCGGACCATAAACCAGAGCCCAGAGACCCTCTGGCAGACATAATGGCCGCTACCAAGGGCCTACCCATAGCTGCTTTTCCAGGGCAGAACCACGAAGCGCACATTCAGTTCAAAACTTCCTTCCTGAAAGACCCTGCCACCGGGGCAAACCCCATGATGAAGCAAATTGTACCCATAATCAACGCAAATATCAGAGATCACATGATTATGAAGTACCAAGAGCAGGTTCTGGGCATGGTAGAGGCCTCTGGAGTGGCCAGTGACCCTCAAACCACAGAGATGGTCATGGCACAGGCCGCAGAAGAGGTGGCAAACGCCAACGCTGCCATGGGCGTGGCCCAAAGTCCAGAGCAACAGATGCTCCTCCTGGAGAAAGAGCGGTTAGAGTTTGACAGAGAGAAGGCACAGGCCGAGACTCTGAAAGATTCTGCTGAAATTGCCCTGAAACAGCGTGACATGAACCTCAGAGAGAAAGAGAACATGACCGACCTGGTCATGAACGTGGGCAAGATGGAAACAGAGGAGCGTAGAGACAATCTCAAGGCCCTGGAGAGCGCTGCCAAGCTAGAACTGGAGCGTGACAAGGCAGAGGACAACAGTGAGATCAAGGCAGCGGACACTGCCATGAAGTCTCTACTGGCCATGGCACAGAAAGGTTAGCGGCGTGGTAGATTCACCAATTCTTCCCAGACAGTTGATAGGAAACCTTCCAAGGAACTTAGAAAACCGTCCCCTGACAGAGGAAGAACAAGAAATTGTCCGCCAGGTAGAAGAGAAACAAGATCCTGGTGGTGTTCTTCGTAGCAGGTTTCAAAGACCCGTTGTTCCTGCCCCTGATCCCAGGGGACTGTCAGCTACTCCGCAAGTACAAGAGGAAGAAGGCATGTTTGATTTTAATGTAGAAGATATTAAAAGTTATATTGGTAATCTTTTTTCTTCTACTCCTCCTGCTATTGAAGAACCAGTTTCTAGAACAAAATCTGTACAAAAACCTACTGAGTCCCCGCACCCAGAACCAGAAGCAGACGGAGGTATAGTTTCCGATGATTCTTTTGACGAGGCAATTCTACACACCATCAGGTACTACGAAGGAGACCCTATACTCAAGGCAAGAAAGCCTGTAAAGGGTGATCCTTATACAGTTGGGTACGGAAGAACCAGAGATGACCAGGGAAACCTTATAAAGAAGGGTACTAAGATTACAGAGGAACAGGCAGACAGGTACCTCAGAGAAGACGTAAAAAAGCGTATGCCAGAGCTTCGTAAAGCTTACCCTGATTTTAATTCTTACCCTGCAAAAGTACAGCAACACATAGCTTCTTCTTACTACAGAGGGACACTGACGCCTTCTCACAGTCCCAAGACCAGAAAGTTAATAAACGCAGGAAAGTTTGAAGAAGCTGCTGCGGAGCTACTGGATAACGATGAATATAGAAATGCTAAGAAGAACAATAGAGCAGGTATCAGAAACAGAATGGAAGATACTGCCACTGCTCTTCTGAGCATGGAGCCTGCCAGACAAGCTGCCACAGGCGGTAGGCTGGCCAGTAACCCTAACCCCTACGAACCGAAAGCTATTTAATATGCCCCTGACCCCTGGTAAAAGTAAGAAAGCTATCGCAACCAACATTAAAAAGTTAAGATCAGAAGGCTACCCGCAGGCACAAGCGGTGGCAATTGCCATGTCTACCTCTAAAAAATCTCAAAAGAGACCTTCTAAAAAAAACCGTAGGATGAGTAGATCAAAGATCGTATAATAACTTTACCATGGATATGTTCCAAGAGATTAAAAAAGCCTTTTCAGAGCAACAAGAAAAATTAAAAGTTTTGCTTGCAGCCGGTCAGGTAGAAGACTATAACCAATATAAGCAGTTGGTAGGTACTATCTCAGGTATTGAGTGGGCTTCCATAGAGCTAGGACGTATTGTCAACAATAGAATGGAGAGAGAAGAAGACAATGATTAATCCTCAACTAGGCGGGGCTATTACTAATGACGCGTGGATTACAAAAAATGATGTGCCTGACCCAGAGGTTCTTCCAGACCTTCCCGGTTATCATGTCCTTGTCCGACCAACCTCTATCAAAGAAAAGACAAAGGGAGGAATTCTACTACCAGAGAAAGCCCGAGATGATATCGCCTATCTCACCACTGTTGGTAGAGTTCTTAAAGTAGGTACACTGGCTTACGAAGACAAGAATAAATTCCTAGCAGGTCCCTGGTGCAGAGAAGGAAACTTTGTCTGCTATCAGAAATTTTCTGGTACTAAGTTTGTTTATAAGGGCGTCAAGCTCCTTCTTCTTTTTGACGATCAGATTTTGATGAGGATCACTGATCCAGAAGACTTGGACACTACGCTTGTATTAGGTAACTAAGTATGGTAATAATATTAGTAGAACTTGCGTAACCTTAGTTTCGCAACTATGGAGAAATATAAATGATTGAAGATCAAGAAGAAGTAAAAGTAAACGTAGCAGAAGAACTTACGGATTGGAACGAGGTTGATCTGGACTCTTCTGCAGAGAAAGAAAAAATAGAGTTTGAGATTGAAGAAGAAGTAGTACCCGTAGCTGCAGAAGCAGAAGAAAAGGATGTACCTCTTAAAAAGGAGCTTCCTGAACTAGACGGCATAGAGACCAAGGGCGCAGAGAAAAGAATACGCCAGCTGGTAAAACAGAAGAATGAGCGTGAAGAACGAATTGCTGAGTTAGAATCAGAACGTCAAAGCCTTATTGAAACTGTAAATTCCAGAGATAAAAACTCTGTAGACCTCCACAAAAATACTTACGATGCCACAGAGCAACAGCTACAGAAGCAGACGGAATTAGCCAAGCAGTCCTATCTAAGTGCCTACGACGCAGGCGACAAAGAAAAGATGCTAGAAGCACAAGAGATTTTAAGTAAGTCTCAGCTTGATCTTAACAATGTTGAGCAGAATAGAGGTCAACTTGCTCAGTACGAAAAAACTTTAGAAGAAAGAGAGCAGAGACAGCAACAACAACAGGTACAAGAGCAGCGCCAGCAGCAGGATAAGCCTGCTGAGTATGACCCACAAGCAGTGGAGTGGAGTAAGAAACCAGAGAATAAATGGTTTGGTTCTGATAACATTATGACAGTGGCGGCGCTGACAATTGACGCACAGCTTAAAGAAGAAGGTTATAGTCCATCCTCTGATGATTTTTATTCTGAGGTGGATGCAAGAATGCGACACGAGTTTCCGCACAAGTTTAACACTGTGCAAAAAGAAGCTCCTGTACAAAGGAATACTCAACAGGTGGTGGCAGGACAGTCGCGCAGTTCTTCCTCTAATTCCTCTTCTAAAAAGGTAAAGCTTACTCAAGAAGATGTAAGACTAGCCCAGAAGTGGAATATACCTCTTGAGAAGTATGCTGCTGAGAAAGTACGGGCAGACCGTGCGGCAGGAGAGTATGTACCCATTGGGTAACAGAGTGCGCGTAACAAAAAAGTGTAAGGAGCGTTTTTAAAGATGAGTAAAACAAATAGTAGAGCAGTAAATACAAGGGAAACTGAATCAAAAGAATACACATATCAAGAACCAAATTATCTTGATGTGCCTACGGCTGTTACAAACAGATTTGTCACTGAAGACATGGTTCTCCGCTGGGTGCGTATCTCCCTCAAGGGTGAAGATGATTATAAGAACGTAGGCAACAAGATGACGCAGGGATGGGTATTTGTAACTCCTGAAGAAGTTCCTGAGATGTTACACTCTGCAACTGTTTTAGATACTGGACGCTATACCAACTGCGTTGTACGGGGGGATGTCGCTCTAGCCAAGATGCCCCGTGGGAAGGCAGTTGCCAGAAATGATTATTACGAGGCAAAGGCCAATGACCTTATGGAGGCTGTAAATCAGCAACTTATGTCGGCTTCAAACTCTAAAATGCCCATTTCAAATAATAGTACTTCAACTGTAACCAAGGGTAGAATGGCACAATTTCAGGCTTAAAATCCTACTGTTTATTCTACTCATCTTTAAAAAGGAGAGTGTAGTATGACTACTACAAAAGCCCTAAACGGTCTCACTCCTTCTCGTAGATACTCTGCTGGTGCTAATACCACGCAGACACGTAACTACCGTATTGCATCTACAGCGGATGGGAACATCTTTACGGGTGATCTTGTCCACGTCAGATCAGGTTTCGTCTCTGTTATTGGTGCTGACTCCGGTGCCTCTGATCACCCAATCGGTGTGTTCATGGGCTGTTACTACGAAGAAGACGGTGAGCCAAAATTCCGTAAGCATTGGCCCACGGGAACGTCTGCAAGCAATGCTTATGCAATTGTTTGTGATGATCCTCAAGCCACTTTTGAAATCCAATGTGACACCAGCGCTTCTGTTGGTGATGTTATGGAATTCAACTTTGAAGTTACCCGTGGTGCGGGTTCGACCTTTACTGGACGTTCAGGCTTTGGCCTAGATGTTGCCAGTCGTACCAGCGGTGTAGCTGCAATGTTCCGCATCATTGACTTTGTTGATACCCCTGGTAATGACATGGATGTTGCTGCGGATCGTGCCTTCCCAGTTGCGGAAGTTCAGCTTATCCACCACCAGTTGACTAATGTGTCATCTGGTGCTTAACCTGAAAGGAGCTTAGATAATGGCTATTAATAGAGCTAGTATTGCCAAGCAGCTTCTGCCAGGTCTTAATGCCGTCTTCGGTATTGAGTACGGAGAAGTTGCTAATGAATATAGTGTTCTTTATGAAGTAGAGAACTCTGACCGTGCGTTTGAAGAAGAAGTCCTCTTCACCGGCTTTGGCGAGGCACCTGTCAAAGGTGAAGGCGCTGCTGTCGTGTACGACAACGCACAAGAAAGTTACACCTCGCGTTACGTGGCAGAGACCATTGCGTTGGCCTTCTCTGTCACTGAGGAAGCTATGGAAGACAACCTCTATGACACGTTTGCCAAGTTACGTGCCAGAGGGCTTGCTCGTTCCATGGCGAGTACTAAGCAGACGAAAGCTGCTCAGACGTTCAACCAAGGTTTCGCCGCTGCCATCACTGGTGGTGACGGACAACCAATGTTTAGTGCCAGTCACCCAACGGTAGGTGACGGTCCCCAAAGTAACCTGATTGGTACCACGGGAACGGTTGATCTCTCTGAAGCTGCGTTAGAGACTGCTTTGATTTCTATTCAGACGTTGAAAGATGACAGAGGTATCTTAGTCGGAGGTGGTGCGCTTTCGTTGCACGTTGCCCCGAGTAATCAGTTCACTGCAGACCGTGTTCTGAACAGCCCTTATCAATCTAATACGGCTGATAACAACATCAACTCCATTAACCACCAGGGTATGCTCCCTTCTGGTTATATGGTGAACAAGCGATTCAGTGATCCTGATGCGTTCTTTATCAGAACGGATGTCCCCAACGGGGCCAAGATGTTCATCAGAGCACCGCTTGCCACCAAGATGGAGCCTGACTTTGACACGGGTAATCTCCGGTTCAAGGCCAGAGAACGCTACAGCTTTGGCTGGTCAGACTGGAGAGGTTTCTTCGGTTCACAAGGAGCCTAAGTTCTTACTACAGTGGAGGGAGCCTAAAAACTTCCTCCACTACTTTTTCACACATATTTGAATGGTACCCTCTCTAAGGGTGCTGGTCTAGGAAGGACTGTTCACTATGCCTACACATTTTCCCCACGGCGTTTCTAACCAAGTAAAAGGTAACCCCCTCTTTAATTACCCTTACATGGACCCCTTTAAATACTACATGTACCACGATGAATGCTTTGAATTCCACTCTGGTATCTATACCATCACCACTGTTGAGTTAGGCACGGGTTCTGCCACAGAGGTCATCACTTCAGGTGCAGGTGGACAACTCCTGCTCTCCAACGCTGCAGGTGATGATGACCTGGACTTTCTCCAGCTGAAAGGTGAATCTTTTCTCTGGGACTCTACCAAGAGGATGTTCTTCACGTCTAGGTTTAAAACCAACGATGCTACTCAGTCAGAGATTGTCATGGGTCTTCAGATCACTGATACAACCCCTCTGGATGTTACGGATGGTATCTACTTCTTTAAATCAGACGGAGATACTCAACCTGATTTTGTCGTTGAGAAGGATAATGATTTTGGCATTTCTATTCTGGAGATGAATGCCATGGCAGACGACACGTTTGTCACTCTTTCGTTTGAGTATGACCCCCTGGACGTTGCCACAGGTGGCCCAGTCTTCCGTGCTTACCAAGATGGCGTTAAAGTAGGTCAGATTGCAAGCACCACTAATGCTCCTGACGACGAAGAGCTTACTATTTCCTTCGGTATTCAAAATGGTGAAGCAGTTGCTAAAACCATGACTATTGACTTTCTTATGGCAGCGGTGGAGAGATAACCTCTCTACGGTTTGGAAGGATATAAATTTTGATCTATAATAAGGGGAGGATCAGAGCGTGGTTCTCCCCTTTTTACTCAGGAGAAGAATAGATGAGTACTACAACTAGAATAGCACAGGTCATCGGGGGAGCAGGAGGTAATGGTCTTCTCTGTGATGTGGATAGCAGTGTCACTCTTGCTGATACCCGTATCAGAATGTACACCTACGCTGTCACCGTTGCTTCAGAAATTGTCATAGCAGCTGTTAGTGGCCCTGTTATCAAACAACCTGTTCTAACAGTTAACACTGGAGACAGTGTCTATATGCAGGACAATGGAATCAGGTGCATAGGGAAGGTATCTGTGGCTGGCATAAGCGACGGTGGTAAAATTTATGTTTACTATGGCTAGGAGTTAGACTGTGGATTTTGTTTCTCTTGTCAGCATCATCATAGAGACTACTGAGAACGATGGCTCAGAGTTTGTAGGCGCGCTCCCTGCCATGATACAGAGAGCGCAGGAGAAGATGCAGAATGATCTGGATGATCAGGGCCTGGTCTCCTATGTCAGTGTAGCCGTATCAGCTTCCTCTGCAGAGGTATCTGTACCCGTGGGAGGAGAGATCATCAAGACGTTCTCCATAGAAGTAGACGGGGCCAGGACACAGCTGAAGCACAGGCCCTATGAATACCTACTGGACTACTGGCCTGTATCAGCTTCCACTGCTACGCCCAGGTACTACGGCTTTAAGACTAACACAGAGATCAGAGTGGCCCCTACGCCCTCTGCCACGGTAGATTCTCAAATAGGTTTCATTGCACAGATTACAACTATTACATCTGCAAGTCCTACAAACTACTTCACCGATCACTGCGAGAACGCACTGTTTTATTCTTCCATGATAGAGGCTTCCCTCTTTATGAAGAGCTTTAACACAACGGCGGCGTGGCAACAGGAGTATCAAGGTGAAATAGATAGGCTTAGGAATAGAGCCAGAAGAAGTAGGCAAGATGATATGCAGACCAGTTTCAGCACAGCCGGTGGTCCTAATACACTGGTCAAGGGGAGTGATTAAGAATGGTAGTTCCAGTAGATAATCGTAGTTATATGAAGAAAGCCACTGATAGAGCTAATAGAAAAAAGAGAGAAAAAAATATTGGTGCTGCTCCTTCAAAACTTAATACTAAAAGTTCATTTACTAAAAAGGGTACTCCTCTTGGTAGATCAAGAACAAAGGTTGACCAAAGTGATGACACGGGTCCAGATAAAAAGATAAGCTCTGCAAAGATAAGCTCTGCTCCTAAAGCTTTATCAAGAGTCGCATCTTCAGCAAAACGAATAAAAGCAAATCCTGAACTATATGAAAAACCTGAAAGGATTAAGCAGTCTACTTCACTAAAAGCTATTCCTAATACTACTTATGATATTTTAGGACCGGGGGCAGGAAGTAAAAAAGTACAACCAAGGATTAATAAGGAGACCCCTGTTATTAACAAAATGGGTGGTTACCAAGACGCAGATCAGCTTGGTAGAGCAAGAACAAGGCTTGGACAAAGTGATGACACGGGTCCTAGTATAAGACCAAAGCAGGTTAAATCATCTACATCTGCTGCTTCTACTTCTGCTCCTACTTCTACTTCTGCTCCTACTTCTGCTTCACCTTCTCCTAGAGTTAAAAAGCCTGAGCCACCAGCTAAAGTAGCGCCTAAGATGGCTCCTAGACCTAGACCTAAACCTAGCTCTAGGCCTAGTCCTTCTGCAGGTGCCATGGAAGAATTAAGAATTAGTCCGAGTGGGGAAAACCAGCCAAAGGCTAGTAAGAAAGCTTCTAAGAGAGCAGACGATGGCTATAAGTTCTACGGTAAAGAAGGAACAGGTCTAGGAGACTTCTCCAGAAAACATAAAATGCAGTATGCAACTCAGAAGCAGCATGAGAAAGACTTTGACATGAGTGGTGGAGAGAAGGCAGGCGGCAGACCGGGCAGAGGTAAGCTCAAGACTCAGGGCATGAACAAAGCTGGAAAACGTAAAGTAGGCTTCTCTGGTAAAGGCTCTGGCGCAGCACTGAGAGGATTTTAAACTATGCCACTAAACTATATGAATGCCAAGAAGAGGGGATTAGTCAAGCTTGCAGGAGGTGGGCCTGTAGACAGTGGAGGCGCAGTTGAACATCTGGCCTCTATTCAAGATGAACTTGCTTCAGAGAAACCTAGTCAAAAGAAGATAGACTTTTCTAAGGATGCTTTAAAGAGAGCTTCAAAAGCAGATATAGCAAAAGCTAGAAAAATTTTAAATTCTACTGGAACGTATGATATGGACAAAGGAAATAGATGATGACTAAAAAAGATAAAGACCAAAAGAAAAAGGAATACTACCTTATTCCTGATCAGAATCCTCCGGTAGATTCTGAAAGATTAGAAGCTATCAACGGTAAACCTACCGGACAAGGGTTCGGAGCAGCTAGAAAAGGACCAAGTGTTGTCTGAGGCACAGGCGAAGAAGAGCTGTTCTAATCCTTCCTGTCAATGCACAGGTTGTGAAAACTGCACCTGTACTCAAGAGGGAGATTGTTCTTGTAAATCAGTTCCCTCAGTGGGCTAGTAAAGAAGGGAATAAATGGTGGAAGAGTTTAGTGTATTTCAAGCTGTATCAGACTATGGACTTGCCATAGTTGCCACCATAGGAGCAGGCGCAGCAGCGTGGAAGCTTCTCCATTTTATGCTAAGAGACGTAGCAGGAGCGTTAAAAGGTCAAGACGAAATTATAATTGCTCTTATAGATAAAAGTAGCCGAGTAGAAACTTTAATACAGAGAATGGATTCTAAATTGGACACAGTTCTACAGCAGCGTTCAGAGCCTCTGTTAAAAGAAGCAAAAGAAAGGTACAGGACCTGATGGCTTTTGAAAAATATGACTTAACTGTCAAACCTTATGGTTTAAAAAAAGTAAACGTGGAACAGGAGCTACCCTCTGGCAGGAGAATCCCTTATATGAAACCCCTTCCTCTGCAGGCCGGGGGTAAAGTTCTGCACTCAGTGGATAACCCTGTAAAACCAGCCTGGATGAGGAATAGGTAAGACAAGATGGCAATTGCAACTACATCAAATTTTGACACTACCTTCTTCATAGACGAGGTCATAGAAGAAGCCTATGCCATGATAGGTGGTCAGGCAGAGCTTGCCAATGATTCTATCACTGCCAGAAGGTCTCTTAATCTTATGCTGACAGACTGGCAGAACCGTGGTGTTCTCCTCTGGGGTACAGACCTGGCCACCACTGCTCTTGTAGCAGGGACAGCAGAGTATATTCTCCCTGCAGAGACCGTGGACGTGCTCTCTGGTTACATCAGGCTTGCTTCTAATAGCAATGATTTTCAGATGACCCGCATAGGTTACGAAGAATACGAAGCCGTTACTAATAAAACTACCTCTGGTAGGCCTACACAGTTTGCCACTCTCAGGGGTAGAGAAAATGTCACAGCCTTTTTCTTCCCTGTGCCTGACACAGGAGATACCTATAGCTTTAGAAACTATAGAATGAAACGTCTGGCAGATGTCAGCAAGAGTGCTCTTCAGAATGCAGATGTTCCTTTCAGGTTTCTCCCGGCCCTTACTTGCGGCCTTGCTTACTATCTCAGTTATAAAAGAGCAGGTGTTCCTGCAGATAGAGTGGCTCTTCTTAAAGCTAAGTACGAAGAACTCTTGGAAAGCGCACTAGACGCAGATAGAAACAGAGTGAGTCTCTTCATCACTCCTAGACTACAGTTGGTATAGCATGTCTTTTAAAAAAGGTTTCTTTATAAGTGATAGATCAGGGTTTAGGTACAGGCTTAACCAGCGTGTCAGAGAACCCGGAACTAACTTTATCATTGCTAAGTCAGAGAGTGATGGTAGATTTAATCTTGTGACCAATCCTCAAAATAAGGTAAAATTTTTAATAGATAAAGAAAATATTAGAGATGCAAGACCACCTGACAATTTAGATAGAAATAGAAGCTGGGGTGTCGTCACCACTGAGTGGGGCGAAGAAACTACTCAGTGGAACTTTATATAGGAGACTACAAAAAGAAATAAGGACTAACATAGCATGACGAACTTAACAAATGCCAAGATAGCCAATACCTTTAGAGACTTGCTGCAA